AGTCTTTTTCCTAAAGATGACCCATATAACGAAGTAGAATCAATGGACATAGCAGGTAAAACTGTTTATTACAATAATTATTTAGCTGAAAACAATCTATTAAACGAACATTCCATTTCAATGGCATGTGGTATTGTAACTGGTGGTGGGTTTGTAGGTATGGATTATATGGATTATTATGGTTTAAATGAAGATGAAACTAATGAGGCGACAGAACAGGAAGTAGAAAACCAAAAAAACTTAAATGCTGAATTAGAAAAAACAGCTAAGCTACAAAAAGATATGATGGAAGAAGACATGAATGCCCCAATGCATATAGAAGCATTATTAGATGCTGCTGAAGTAGCCTATGAAGTAGGAATGACTATAGATGAAATCATGAGTGAAATAGAACAACATTTAGGTGGTAAAATGGGAGATTTTTAATATGAAACAAGTACTTATTGAAACAAAATTATTTAAACCCTCATCAGGTATAATTTCAGAAGGTAAAATGTCTGAAAGAGGTAATCCTATAGTAGAAGGTATACTAGCTACAGCTGAAGTAAAAAATGGTAATGGTAGATATTATTCTAAAGATTTATGGAATAGGGAAATAGATAAGTATAAAGAATTAATTAAAGAAAATAGAGCATGTGGTGAATTAGATCACCCTGAATCTCAAGTAATTAATTTAAAAAATGTTTCACATAATATTAAAGATATGTGGTGGGATGGAGATAATGTAATTGGTAAAATAGAAATTTTACCTACACCATCAGGAAACATACTTAAAGCATTGATTGAAAGTGGTATTACTTGTGGTGTATCATCACGAGGAATGGGTTCATTAGAACAAAATGGTGACATAATGGAAGTTCAAGATGATTTTGAATTACTATGTTGGGATTTTGTTTCCACACCATCGAACCCAGGCTCATATATGACATTAAAAGAAGGAAAAGAAAATAATATAAACCCATATGCAAAAGCAAACACTATAGTAACAGAAATACTATGTGCAAACGGCAATTGCCCAATATTTTAAAAAAAATGAAAGATTTTGATTTAAGAAAATACCTAGCTGAAAACAAGCTAGTAAAAGAAAACATAACTTTAGAGGATGCTCTCGATAAATTTGAAAATGACGAAAGTGATTCAAGTGCTCAACCTAGTATTGAAGGAATTACAGAAATAGGAAAATTTATTGACTTTTTAAGAGAAAGAAATTATAATGAAACAGAATTAGACATAGCATTTGATGAGTATACTGATGAAATAAGACCTCCATTCAATACTCATACAGACATACAAAATTTTATTGATTACTACAGAGCTGAAAATAAGCTAGTAAAAGAAAATAGAGCTTTATATGATAAAGTTGTAGGAAATAATTTTGAAAGAGGAAATAAAGAAATGTCTTTTGATTATGAAAGAGATATGGTCCATAAAGTAATAGATGGAGTTAGAAATGATTTTTCTAATGATGAAATGCTCACCCGTGAATATATTAACACCATCATAGCAGCACTTGAAGAACTTAAAGTAAATGATTTTTAAAAAACAAAATTATGAGAAAATCAGAATTAAGACAAATCATCAAAGAAGAAATTTCTAAGGTATTAAATGAAGATAATTACCCATCTCCTGCTCAAAAAGTAGCTCACATATTAAAAGCTCAAAATTATTATAACGATGATATTGATTTAGTTGCTAAATTAGAACAAAAATTCAACACACAAATTAATGATAAGAGTGAAAGTGGTAATCCAAGCCCTCTACCTTTTATTGATAGTTTAATTAAACGTTGGAGACCACAATGGTATGAAAATGAAGAGTTAGGAATGAATGCCTTTGATTTAGAAAATTTTATAGCCAAAACTATTCAATCTTATAGATAATCTTTCAACTGAAAGATAAATTTTTTGCGATTTTAAAGAATCCTTACATACGTATACATGCAAATATGTCATTCCCTCAAATCTGATATGACATTGGCACTAATATAATCTATTACGTTTCTTAATAAACGTACTTTCCAAATTTAAAATATAGGAATAATGGCAAAACGAGATATTCTCAAAGAAGCTATTGCTGACGCCAAAGCTGTAAAAGAAGTTGCTATAGAAAATGCTAAAGCTGCTCTAGAAGAATCTTTTACCCCACACCTTAAATCTATGCTTGCTGCAAAGATTCAAGAAATGGATGAAGATGATGATAAAATGGAAGAAATGCTAGATATGGATACAAACATGCGTGAACCTGCAGATGATGAATATGCTCCTGCAAGAGACACAGTTGACAGAACAATGATGGAAACTGAAGATATGGATGAAGAAATTGATCTAGATGAAATCCTAGCAGAATTAGAAGGTGAAACATTAAACGAAGAATCTGAAGCTGAACGTGCTGACGTAGACAAATATGAATACGAAGAAGGCAAAGAAGAAGGTGAAGAAGAAATGGATGATGCAGAATCTGTAGATATCGAAGATATGACAGATGATGATTTAAAAACATTTATCGAAGATGTTATCGCTGATATGGTTTCTAGTGGTGAACTTGAAGCAGGAGACAATTTTGAAGAAGAAGATGAAGACACAGATGTTGAAATCGTAGATGATGAAACAGAAGAAGTTGAAGTTGATTCTGAAGAAGTTGAACTTGATGAAGTAATGACATCAAGAGCTGATCAAGGAGCTGCTGCTGGTGTAGCTGAACTTGTAAAAATGGTAGGAAAACTAAAAGATGTACCCGCAGAACTTAAAGATAAGTTCCAAAAATGGGTTGATACTTTAGAAAAAGATCCTAAACATAAGTACAAATCAGGTAAATACGCTACAGTAACAAAGGAGTCAGAAGAAATAGCTGAAAACAAAAAACTAAGGAGAGAATTAAAAGAAGCATATGCTACTGTTAAAACTCAAAAATCTACCTTAAATGAAGTAAGATTGTTAAACGCAAAATTGCTTTATACAAATAAGATTTTTAAAGCGAAAAGCTTAACAGAAAATGAAAAAGTTAAAGTATTAAGTTCATTTGATAAAGCTACAACCATTAAAGAATCAAAATTGATTTTCGAGACATTAAGTGAGGGACTTAAGTCAAAAAGAACACCAATTAAAGAATCTTTAGGTAGAGCTTCCAAATCAACTGGAAACTTTAAATCAAACAAAAAACCAATTATTGCAACTGACCCTATGGTGTCTAGATTTCAAAAATTGGCAGGTTTAAAATAAAATAAATTAATAACTAAAATTAAAACTTAAAAAAATGAGTCAATTAAATTCTCTTTTAGAAAGCTCTGCTTCCGGTTGGAAAAACATGCAGAGTGACGCTGCTAGATTAGCGTCAAAGTGGGAAAGAACAGGACTATTAGAAGGTTTAGGTTCAGAAATTCATAAGAACAATATGTCTATGATACTTGAAAACCAAGCTAAGCAATTAGTTGTTGAGCAATCTCAAACTGACCAAGGTGGAGCTACATTTAATGTAGGCCAAGGTGCTCAGTGGGCAGGTGTTGCTTTACCAATGGTGAGAAAAGTATTCGGACAAATCGCTTCTAAAGAATTTGTTTCTGTACAACCAATGAATTTACCTTCTGGTCTAGTATTTTTCCTAGATTTCCAATATGGACAAGACAAAGAACTTAACTTTGGTCCTGCTGGAGATGTTTATACAAGCCCTGCTTCAATGTATGGTAATACTGATCCTGGTGCAGGTGTAGACCCATCAGGTGGTTTATACGGTGCTGGTAGATTTGCTTATTCAATTAACCAATTTTCAGCTTCTGGAGATTTAACTGCTGTAGTAGCTACTGCTTCTTGGCAACAATTGGATTATAAATCTGAATTATCTGCTTCAGTTGCTGCTGGAGAGTTTACTTCAGTATCTATTACTGCTTCTGCTTTAACAAGACCTGATACAAAAGGTGTTAGAGCATTTACATTATCTTCAGGTTCAACAAACCCAAATGCTGGATCTTTAGCTAAACTACTTCCAGAATATACTTCATATGATTCTTCAGGTCTCGTATATTTTATATTCACAGGATCTGTAGCTTCTACTGATATTCCAGTACAAGGAGGTGATGTAGTTTGTTTATACAACCAACAACCAACTGACAATAACAGAGGTGATTTTGAAGATGCTAGCGGTGCTGGTTTCCCAAATAACCAATCTGATACTGCTCTTTCAATTCCACAAATTGATGTGAAAATGAAATCTGAAGCAATTGTTGCTAAAACTAGAAAGTTAAAAGCACAATGGACTCCAGAATTTGCACAAGATTTGAATGCTTACCAAGCACTAGATGCTGAAGCTGAGCTTACTTCAATCATGAGTGAATACATTTCATTAGAAATTGATCTTGAAATTATTGATATGCTTATCCAAGATGCATCAGCTGCTGATGAATACTGGAATGCAGAAAACAATCAGTCATTAAATGCCGCTCAAAACGGATATGATAACTTGAATTTCTTCAATACTCAAGGACAATGGTTCCAAACATTAGGAACTAAAATGCAAAAAGTATCTAACAAAATTCACCAAAAGACTCTTAGGGGTGGTGCTAATTTTGCTATGATTTCTCCTTCAGTTGCTACTATCATAGAATCAATCCCAGGATTTGCTTCTAACGCTGATGGTGATGCTTCAAAAGGTAAATTTGCATTCGGTATCCAGAAAATGGGACAAATGAACAGCAGATATGATGTTTATAAAAACCCATATATGACTGAAGGTACAATCCTTATGGGATATAGAGGTAATCAGTTCCTAGAAACAGGTGCTGTATTTGCTCCTTACATTCCATTGATTATGACTCCATTAGTATACGATCCAGACACTTTCACACCAAGAAAAGGTCTATTAACGCGTTATGCTAAGAAGATGATTAGACCAGAATTTTATGGAAGAGTATTTGTTAGCGGATTAGCGTCTGTATAAGATACACTCTTAATATAATTTCAATTAAGACCTGGCTTTTTAGTCAGGTCTTTTTTATTTCCATTTTATCTTTTAGTATTTATAATCAAAACTATGGCTGATTTCACCCTTTTAATAAGAGAACGTGTTTTACTTGAAGGTACCGAGAGAGGAACTGATTATAATCTTACAATAAACAACATTGAAAATATTGATAACAGGATAGTTACTATCCCTTCAGGCAGTGTAACTACTATTTTTAAATATAGTAATCTCCCAGGAGCAGGTACATTTACTTCAAGTAGTTTTAAATATGGTAGAATATCAAATTATTCAACAACCACACCAATAAATTTAAAAGTATCCTCTTCTTCTGAATTGTTAAATTTTTCATTAGCAGCTGGAGGAACATTTATGCTTTCTACAAGTGAAATAACAGGTAGTTTAACAAATACATTTACTTATGATAATATAGACTCAGTTTCAGTAGAACCATCTGGAAGTGATGCTAAAGTAGAGTATTTTATAGCAACCACTTAATTTAAAATATTATGAATATACCTATTTGGACAGGATCATCAACCTTTGCCGTGGGGCAAACCCCATTTGGTTTTTATGACCATCAATTAGACTTCCAAAGAGATGCGGATAAAGTAGCTGACTTTTGTGCTAGACGTTTAGGTTATCCTTTAGCTGATGTAGAATTACAATCAGGTTCATTTTATACTGCTTTTGAGGAAGCAATTACCATATATGGAAATGAATTATATGCTTATAAAGTAAGAGAAAATTATTTATCATTACAAGGAGCTTCATCTACTATTGATGCTAATCTCCAATTAATATCACCAAATTTAGCTAATGTTGTTAGAATTTCTGAACAATATGGTGTTGAAGCTGGAGTTGGAGGTAACGTGACTTGGTATTCAGGTTCTATAAATTTAACTTATGGAAAACAAGAATATGACATGAATGCTTGGGCAGCTGCTAATGCTGATTTAAAAGCAAATGATGGTATAGAAATTAAAAGGGTATTTTATGAATCACCTCCTGCTATTACAAGATATTTTGATCCATACGCAGGTACTGGAACAGGAATGATTGATTTATTAGATTCATTTGGTTGGGGTAGTTATTCACCTGCTATTAACTTCTTGTTAATGCCTATAAATTATGATTTACAAACAATACAAGCTATAGAATTTAATGATACAATTAGAAGATCAAATTATTCCTTTGAATTAGTAAATAACCAATTAAAAATATTCCCTATTCCAAATGGTAGTGTTCAAAAATTATTCTTTCAATATATAAAAAAATCAGAAAGGAATAACCCATACACAAATGGAAATGATATTATTACTAATGTTTCTGAAGTACCATTTGAAAATCCAAATTACAACACAATTAACTCAATTGGTAGACAATGGATATTTGAAATGACTTTAGCAATAGCTAAAGAAATGTTAGGATATGTTAGAGGTAAATACTCAACAGTTCCAATCCCTGATGCTGAAGTAACATTAAATCAACAAGATTTATTATCTTCAGCTACTGCTGATAGAGCAGCTTTAATAGAAAGATTAAGAAATTATTTTGATGAAACATCAAGAGATAAATTATTAGAAAGAAAATCATTAGAAGGAGATTATTTAGAAAAAGAATTAAATAAAGTTCCAAGAGTAATTTATATAGGATAATATGGCGTTATTTGGAGGTCAAAGAGATATAAGTCTATTTAGACATGTTAATAGAGAATTAATGGGTAACATTATCTCTCAGGAATGTGTTTACTATAAATTTAAATTAGATGAAACCAAAGTCAACATCTATGGAGAAGCTGCTGAATCCAAATATTACTTTAGGGGTGTTATACTCAGTTGTTTAGTTCAAAGATCACCACAATCCTACCCAGATGATGAATTTGGTGTACAATATTATCAAAACATTGATTTTCGTTTTTTACGTGATGATTTACTACAAAGAAATCTTGATTTTAATAAAGACTTTGATCAAGGAGATTATTTTGGAGCTGATTTAGTTCCTGAAGTAGGCGACATTATCTACTATTATGGTGGGTATTATGAAGTTGATGATATTATAGCAAATCAATATTTTGTAGGCAAAGATCCTGATTATGATTACGCAGAAAACCCAATAAATCCAGGGTTACAAAACTTTGGTAGTGATTTATCTATTATATGTAAAACTCATTACACCCCTGTTGATAAAGTACAATTAGAGAAAGGAAGAATAAATGGCTAAAAATTATAGAAAACCAGTACCTAAATCTCAAAAAGAGATATCAAAGGGATTACAAACACCCTATGATGCTAAAATGGGTAACCCTAATGATGCTAAGGAAGGTTCTCAATTTCCACCAACAAATGAAGCTAATGTTCCTTTCAATAGGTCAACTAAAATGTCTTTTAAAGATGATGAAACTAAACCATTTGTAGTTAGTATAAAAGATATTGATGAATCTATAATGTATTATTTTAATAATGTTATTAGACCTTATGTAATACAAAATGGAGAAAGAATAGCAGTTCCTATTATATATGGTTCACCTGAAAGATGGAAATCAGTTCAAAAAGATGGTTATTATAGAGATAAAAAAGGAGCTATAATGAATCCCATTTTAATGTTTAAAAGAGATTCAATTGAAAAAAACAGAACATTATCAAGAAAATTAGATGCAAACCATCCTAATTTATATACTTCTTGGCAAAAATCTTATAATACTAAAAATTTCTATAGTAATTTTAATTTATTAAACAATAGAATTCCTACTAAACAATTTATAGCTAATGTTGTTCCTGATTATGTTAATATAACCTATAGTTGTATAGTCCAAACCTACTATGTAGAACAATTAAATAAAATAGTTGAAGCAATAAATTATGCCTCTGATTCATATTGGGGTAACCCAGAAAGATTTAAATTTAGGGCTAGTATAGACAATTTTGCTATTGTAACTGAATTACAACAAAGTCAAGAAAGATTAGTTAGAAGTACATTTCAAATTAAAACATATGGGTATATAGTCCCTGATGTTGTTCAGAAAGATACTAAAGCTATAAAGAAATATAATGATAAATCCAAAGTAATTTTTCAAATAGAAACAACTTCAGATCCAAATAGATATGAAGCAAACCCAACTACTACAGATGATGGTAGAAGTAGGGATACTCAAGGAGGAGGAAGTGTAACTTTAACATCTCCACCTGTTTCTTTTCCATCATCACCAGCAACTCCTGCTTTAATTTCATTAAATGATTTACCAACATCCGATCCGGGTGTATCAGGTGTATTATGGAATAATGGAGGGGTTCCAACTATATCAACTGGGTAATATTTATAATAAAAAAATTAAATGGCAAATGTTAGATTTTTAGATCAGGTATCAGTAAGTGCTTTTGGAAATACAGGAGATGGGGGAGGTTCTTCTATTTCTTCTTCTTACGCTGAAACAGCATCATTTGCTCAAAGTGGAGATGGAAATTTTAGTGGTTCATTTTCAGGATCATTTCAAGGTGATGGTTCTAATTTAACAGGTGTAGGGGCATTTCCATTTTCAGGATCTGCAGTAATAACAGGATCATTAATAATTTCAGGAAGTCAACCTAGTGGTTTTACCCCTGTAGAAAAATTAGATTTAGGTAGATATTATTTTAAAACTAAAAATTCCTTTGACATCGGACTTTTAGGAAGTTTTGGTGGTGAACTTATAATTAGCTCCTCAGATTTTGATTATAAAACCCCTATGGTAGTATTAGATAGGACCTCAAACCCATTGGGTCCTGAATTAGGAACAGATCTTTGGGCTAAAAACAATTTATTCGTTGGAGGGGGTACTTATGTTAATGGTATAATTAACACCCTATTTTCAGTAACAGGTTCAGGACAAACGGGACAAGGTGGTGTAATTAATTTAGGTAACCCATATAATATTTCTCCAACTAATAATGTTATAAACTTACATGGTCATTTAACAGCATCAGCAGGTGTAAACATAAGCGCAAGTGCAACCTCAACAGCATCATTCGGAACATATTTAGGTGATGGTTCTAATTTAACAGGAATAGTAACAGATCCATTTCCTTATACAGGATCTGCTCTTATATCAGGGTCATTAAACTTAACAGGGTCATTAAGTGTAAATAGTGGAATAATAAATTTATCATCAACACCTACTTCCCCAGGTGTAAATTCACAAGTAAATATAGGTGCAGATTCTGATACATCTATTAAAGTTTTAAAAGTATATTCAAATGCGGGTTATGTAGAGATTGGTCCTCAAAATGCTAGTTTCTCCCATTTCTATACAGATAGAGCTAAATATTATTTCAATAAACCCCTTCAAGTAGCAGGTGAAGTAATGAGTCATACTGATCAAGATTTAGTATTAGGAAGTAGAGGAGGAACTAGTGATACAATTACCATAGGTACTAATGATATTATATTTGAACTAAATAATAATAATATATTCTACATGACCACAGGTAGTTCAGGTTTAGATTCAATATTAAGTGGTAGTGCAACATCAACAGCATCCTTTGGAACATATTTAGGTGATGGTTCACAATTAACAGGTATTTCAACTACACCATTTCCATTTTCAGGTTCAGCAGTAATAACAGGAAGTTTAGTAGTATCAGGGTCAAGCAAACCCATAGAAGTAATTGGAAGTGGCTCAACAGTATTTAGTATACAAGGTAGTTTAGGAGAATTATTTGCTATAGATGATCAATTATCAGGTTCATTACTAGTTGTAAATAATATTTCAGGTTTACCTCAATTTGAAGTATTTTCAGATGGTAGAACTTTAATAGGAGCAGACCCTCGTTCATTATACACTACTGCGATTATAAATGCAACATCATTAGCTACCTCACAGTCTATATATTCACTAAGTACTAGTTCATATGACGGTGTATTCTTTGATTACACGGTAACATCCGCATCAAATGCACGAGCAGGAAACATAATGTCAATATGGAATGGAGGAAATTTAGTTTACACAGAAAATACTACAACCGATATAGGATCAACAACAGGAGTTACATTTAATGTAGAAATTTCACAATCACAAGCCCAACTTATTTCAGTAACAGATACTGAAGGATGGAAAATTAAAACAACTATAAGATCAATATAATGTTATGTCGTTACAAAGAGGACCAAAAATAGTAACTGAAGGGTTAATATTTTATGTAGATGCTGCTAATCCAAAATCATATGTAAGTGGTAGTACTACAACAAATAATCTAACTAACACAGATGAAATTGGAAATTTAATAAACAATACAGGTTTTTCCACAGACAATCAAGGAACTTGGGTATTTGATGGTGTTGATGATTATATAACATTTGGGGATCTAACATCCATAAACCCTGAATTAAATAGTTTTACTTGTAATATATTTTTTAAAATAGACCCTACTACCTTAACAACTAATGTAATCTCAACTAAAGGAAGTAGTTCATCTAATTTAATTGGTTGGGCGATATTTTATGGAGATGTAAATGGGGTAATAGAAATTAGATGTAATGGGAATAATGGTTTAAGTCAAAGAGCTGGACAATATATATCTATAAATGAAAACCAAATTTATATGGTTAGTTTAGTTATTAACCGAACTGATAATACAATAAAAGGTTATTTAAATGGTAGTAATAATAATTGGGATGATGGTAATTTTGGTGGAAGTTATACTACTAACTCTATTACAGGATTTAATTCAATAATATCTCCAGATGACTTTTTTATTGGAAGAAGAAGTAATATTGGTGCTCCTTTACCTATGCTTGGTAACATTTATTTAGTTAATTGTTACAATAGGGCTTTATCAGAAGAAGAAATTTTACAAAACTATAATACATTAAAAGGGAGGTTTGGATTATGAGCGGACGAGTAGGACCATTACCACCTTCATTCAACAACACCTATTCGTTAGCATTTGATGGGGTGGATGATTATGTAGATTGTGGCGATGTAAGTACTTTAAGTAATGCCACAACTTTTACTTATTCAGGGTGGTATAAACAATCTACCCTTGATGTAATTGCTTATATGTTCGGCTCTTATATTGATGTAAGTAATAGAGTATTTATTTACACTTGGAGTAATGGTCTATTAAATTTTCAAATAGAAAAAAGCGGAACTAATTATTATGCAAGATTTGATTATTCAACCGCTGTAACTGCGGGTCAATGGTTTCATTTAGCAGTAGTTTATGATGGCTCTGGTGCTACAAATGCAGATAAAGTAAAGATTTACATAGATGGAGTATTAATGACTTTATCTTTTATCGGTGCTTT